TTTGGTTTATTTTGGATGCTTATAATGATTCTAACAAGTATGTTAATTGGTAAAATACTATGAAATATTTTAAACTTTCTGAGTTTGATAGTCCTGATTTGGTGGGAAGTGGCGAAGCTATGGATAGGGAGTTTTTAACTCGTATTGATCAGGCAAGATCTATTGCAGGAGTACCTTTCAAAATAACATCAGGATTTAGAACACCTCAGCATAATGCTAAAGTAGGGGGAGTGGAAAACTCGTCTCATATAATCGGACACGCAGCTGATATAGCTTGCAGTAATAGTGTATATAGATTTAAGATTATAACATCATTACTAAAAGCAGGATTCACTAGGATAGGAATTGCAGATAGTTTTATTCACGTAGATAATGATCCTAGTAAGTCAGGTAATGTAATTTGGACGTACTAAATGAAAGATAAGAAACCATTTAACGAAACAGGTCTAGGTAAGATCATTAAGAAACTATCAGGTATATTGCCTAAGGATGGTGTTTTAGGGGTTGTAAGAGATCTTTTAGATGGCGATGATAGTCTTACCCCAGAAGAGAGAGAAAGTCTCTTAAACGAGAGCATAGAGGCTTATAAGATAGAGGTAAGCGATAGAGATAGTGCAAGAAAGCGAGAAGTCTATCTTAGAAAGTATGGTACGGATTGGATGTTTAATGCAACAGGAATTGTAGGATTATTAGCATTTGCTTTTTTAGTTTATACAGTAGTTACTACACAAGTACCTGAGAGTAACAAAGAGATATTTATTCACTTATTAGGAATTGTAGAGGGTGTAGCATTGTCTATATTTGGATATTACTTTGGAAGTGCTAAAAAAGAAAACAGGTAGTTTAATAAGTATTTAATAAGTTTTTAAATAAATACTTTAATATATCATTAATTTTTAGTTTTTTTTATAACTATATATTATATATATATATTATATTACTATATACTATTATATTATAATAATTATAAATTATATATATTTACATAATAATATATTATATACTATGACAAAAGAAGAAATTTATAAAATAGCAGAGGATTATAATAAAACTGTTATTGAGAGAATTAATGAATTATTAGAGGCTGATGCTACTATGTACACTAATCTAGGATCTGATAGTACTAAAGCTGAGAAACTAGAGGTAAAAAAAAAGAGTAGGGTAATATACAGAGCAATTAAAGACTTAGATCTAGAGACAGGAAAATTACTTATACAACACCAAGATGGTTATTAACAATAAAAAAAAGTTATTAACTTGGGGAGACATATGATAGGATGGCAAGAGTACAGAGTAGAAAGACAATAATTAAAAAACTAGATTCGGTATTTTCTGAGTATATTAGGAGACGTAAGGCAAAGAATGATATTGCTGAATGTGTTACTTGTGGAAAAAAGGATCATTGGAAAAATCTACAAGCTGGTCATTTTATGAGCCGTAAACACTATTCCACTAGATGGGATGAGAGAAATGTAGAAGTTCAATGCGTTAGTTGTAATGTATATCGATATGGTGAGCAATATAAGTTCTCTAAATTTCTAGGGGATGAGTTAGCAGATGAACTATTAGCTTTGAGTAGAGAAACTAGGAAATTTTCCAACATTGAATTACAGGAAATGATAGATATATTTAAAGAAAAAATAGAGAGGATAGGAAAAAAATAAAAAAAAGTTTGTTTTATAGTAGAAAATAGCATTATATTTGAGCGTCTGTCTTAATTAATTGTCTTAATTCTAAGAGAAAAAGGGGTGTATCTTAACTGATATATCCTTTTTTTTTGATAAAAAGTTTTTTTATTCAATATTTTTATTATTTTTGAACAAGTTTAATCATTAAAAACAATTAAAAAGATGGACAAAATTGAATTATTAAAAGCAAAAATTAAAGATTTAGAGTGGGCGGAGGATTACCACCAAAAGAAATTATCTGAGGCTGAATTTCAAATACAGATATTTAGAAGAGAATTAAAAAATCTAGAGTTATGACTTACTCAGATGATTTAAAAAGATTACACGAGATGCGAATAGAAGCACTCGAGAGAAGAGTTGAGTTCCTAGAGGCTCAAATTGAAATATTAAATAACGAAAAACAATTACAAAATGAAAACAGGTAAGATTACCGCAATTACTCCTAATGGATCGTGGAGTAACGGATCTAAAACATTTAACCGCTACAATGTTAGTATGGCAGATGGGAACATTTATCAATTTAATGCTATTGGTGAGTTTAAGCACCAAGTAGGAGAAGAGTGTCAATTCACTTCTGAGCAAAAAGAGTACAATGGACAGATCTACAATACTGCAAAGTTAGTGAGGCCTAATCCAATGCAAGGGAATTTCAGTTCAACACCTAAAAGTAATGATACTCAGGAATTGATAGTGAGACAATCCTGTTTAACCAATGCAGTTAATTTCTTAAAAGACAAAGAGGGATCGACTTGGGAGGATGTAAGCGAGTTACACCAATATTTTGTTAAATTAATATATAAAAATTAGAGTTATGAGTTTTGAAATAAGCGGAAAAATCACAGAAATTAAAGATCCGGTAAGTTTAAAAAATGGAGAGTTCACCTCTTTAGATTTTATTTTAGAGACAGAGGAGAAATATAATAACGTATATTGTTTAAATTTATTTAAGTCTCAGGACAAGGCAGCTGATGTACATAAATTCGTACAATACTATAATGTGGGGGATCTAGTAAAGGTATCTTTTAACATTCGTTGTAATGAGTATAACGGAAAGTATTATACTAATCTAAGTATGTACAGAGTAGATCGACTAGACGAATTACCTAAGGTTCAGGAAGTAAATTCTAAGACTTTTGCACCTGATAGAGAGACTGCAGATTTACCATTTTAAAATTTAGGGGGGCTTTATTGCCCCCTTTTATTTATATTTAAGACAAAATTCAGACAAGATGCTTATAAATTTAGAGGAACAAATAGAGAAATTACAAAAAGTAAGAAATGGAAGTATAAAGGAGGGCCTGAAATTAGATGTGATACAGATAGATGAGTTTCTGAGATTTAAACCAGGAAATTTTAACGTAATATTAGGTCACGCTAACGTAGGAAAAACATCAGTAGTTATGTATTTGATGTTACTTTATTCAATTAAACATAATTTAAAATGGTTAGTATTTAGTTCTGAAAATGAACCTTATTCATTAATCAGAAAATTAGTAGAATATCTAGAGGGGCAACCAATTAATAAAATTGATACTGATTCATTTAATAAACAGGTAAAATGGGTTAATGAGCATTTTAAATTTATTGAACCGAATGATCTTTATACTTACAAGCAAATAATGGAATTGGCCCAACACGTTAAAAATGCGTGGAGTTATGACGGATTTATGATAGATCCTTATAATAGTTTAATGAAAGACAGAAACGTGTTAAAAGGGATTAATTCTCACGAATACGATTATCAGGCAACAAGTGAAATGAGAATATTTTGCAAAAAAAATAATGTTAGTATTTGGCTTAACACTCACGCAGCTACTGAGGCATTGAGAAAAAAGCACGGAAGTGGCCACGAGTATGCAGAGCATCCTATACCACCAATGGCTAGTGATGTAGAGGGTGGCGGTAAGTTTGTGAATAGAGCAGACGAATTTATTTGCATACACCGTTACACGCAACACCCAACTGATTGGATGTATTCTCATATACACGTTAGGAAAGTAAAAGACATAGATTCAGGAGGCAGACCTACACCTTTGGATAATCCAATAAGGTTAAAAAGTTTAATTAATAACGTAGGCTTTGAAGTGGATCACAAGAGTTTAATTAACCCACCTAAAATGATTCAAAAAGAAATGCCTTTTTAATTTATGAAATATGAATATTGACTTTGGTAGTATAGGAGTAAACATTCAGGCGATACCAATTTATGGTTTATCACTAGGATTCTTATATTACAATCCCAACTTAGAACCAGACAGTGACAATGTGGACGACGAAGATTTTTATCAACAAGTTACAATTATGTGCTTGTTAGTCGGTTTACATATTACTGTATGGAGATATTAGAGATACTATTTAAAAAACATAATGATTGGTGCGATATAGTTAAAAGTTTTGGAGTTAATCCTGATACAGCTGAGGACTTAGTGCAAGAGATGTATTATAAGATTGGTAAAATCTCAGAGGGTGGAACTGATGTGATGTACAATGACAATGAGGTAAATTACTATTACATATATAGAACGCTTTACACTTTATTTTTAGATCTTAAAAGAAAGGAAAAGAAAGTCGATATACTAGGGCTAGATGAGATAACAAAGGATCTAACACAGGAAGAGCATATAGATTATGATAAACTATTTGAGAAGCTAACAACAGAATTAGAGAGTTTATATTGGTATGATAAAAAGATATTTGAATTAATAGATTCAGGAGAAAGTTTTCAGGGATTAAGTGATAAAACAAAAATCAGTTATTACTCACTTTATAACACATATCGAAAAGTTAAAAAACATTTAAAGAGTATTATTAAATGACACTAAAAGAATTATTACAAGAGAACATACATCCGATAACAGGATGGAAAGTAAATGATAAAAAATATTCAACTAAAAGCAAAAAAGAAAATGAGATTAGGAAATATTATAGAGAAAATTACGACTTGGACGGGGATAAAATGGCTAACTAAAAAGATTGTAGTAGATTTACTAGGCTACAAATCCTGCGGATGTGAGAAACGAAAAGAAAAATTAAATAACATAATAATAGATAGAAATGGAATATACAGAGATGAGTAAAGAGGACCACTTAATGTGGCAAAAGTTTAGAGAAAATACTAAGGATAGATTGCAAGCTGAAGAGTTTGATCTGATATGTAGGTTACACGCTAAATATTTTAATCACAAATTTTATAAGCCCTGTACTTGCAATCCTAGAGAGATCAAAAGATGGATTTCTGAATTAAATGAATTTTTCCTAAAACAATAGAATGACCATAAATAAAGTACACGAACTTGAACAGGCAGTAGTTAAGATATTGAATTTAGACGGTTGGCAACTTGAATGGTCAGGAGATGGGTACGAACATTACGATGCAAAGGGATTAACCCCAAAAGGTAAACCTTGCGTAATGGAAATGAAATTCAGAAAAAAGTATTATGAAACTAAGATGTTAGAAAAACTAAAATATGACAAATTAATGAGTATGGATCAGGATATAGTCAAATTGTATTTTGTAAATGATCCGAAAGCAAATTATATGTTTTGGTTAAATGACATCGAATTAACGGAGACAAAAGAATTATATTGTCCTTATACTACTTTATGGAGTAAGAAAAAAATAAACAAAATTGTTTACTTATTAAAAGAGGAACAAGCAGCAATAATTAATAGCAATGAGAGGTAACGCAATACACTACGAATCAACAGGAGATTATGATGTGATCGACTTTGTTCAGGATTATAAATTAAATTTTAACAGGGGCAATGTAATTAAGTACATCACTAGGGCAGGAAAAAAAGATGACGAGTTACAAGATCTTTTAAAAGCAAAGGATTATATAGAGAGAGAGATCCAATACGTAAGAGATCTAAGGAATAAAGAAGTTCAGGATTTTAAAGAGCCAAAATGGTTTGAAAATTCTACAAAATAAATTTTAATAATTAAATATTTTTAATATCTTTATGCAAAATTAAGACAGATGTATAAAGTTGATCGTAATTTATTAGAACTGCAGAACAATGCAGATATGGAGATGCTATTGTCTCTTATATTGAAGTGGACTAAGAAATCTGATAGTAAAGAATTAAAGGCCTTTGAGGATGCTTTATTTAGACAACTAAGATATATTCAAGCACTAGAGGATGAGAGGTTCTCTTTTGATAGGATTATCTCTGAGAGTTTAGCTGATAAAGTGAGAGCGGTAGAGAGAGCAAGAAAATCAGATGAGAGAATAGATGAACTAGAGCAAAAGATTAAGAAGTTAGAAATTAAAAACAATTTAGGATTATGACAGACTTAGAATTTGATTATTATAAAACAGGATTAACTCCTCAGGAGATAGCCGATAAGTATAAACTTAAAAAGGAGAACGTAAGATATAGGGCAATGAAATATCAAAAGCCTGAACCTCCTGAGATTAAGATAGTAGAGAGGGTACTTGTATTTGATGAGGTAGATATATTAAGAATTGAGGCCTTATTAAAGGAAAGCAATATATGGTACGAGATGCCTTTCATAGGATGTGAGATAGAAATAAAAAGTAAATTATGACAGAGAACGATTTAAAAGACTTAGGATTTGAGAAAATAGAATATGAGCATTATTATAATTATGTAAAGGGAGATTTTACCTCCTGTGATAATGATAAACATACAGGACAATGGTATGTGATGTACGAATTGCCAAACAATAATAGAGGAGTAATAACAAACAATAAAATACTTAAACAATTAATTTTTAGACTATATGGAGACAATTAAATTATTAGACGGTAAAGAGTGGAAAATGGATAAGATCCTCAAAGAGATGGAGGATGACGAATTTTATTATGGGTATTTAGGAAAGGCAGCTTTGAGTAGTTCAAATGCTAAAATGCTTATTGATAGTCCTAAGACTTATAAATATGTTACTCAGTACGGAAGTGCAAGCAGTCAGGCCCTGAGAGATGGATGGTTATTCCATACTGCTATATTGGAACCTGAGGTATTCGAGAAACAGATCTTTGTTAATGTAGAAAGTAAGAATGCAAAAGCATATCAGGAAGCTAAAAAGGAACACGATAAGGTATTCACTAAAAAAGAGAAGAGAGATGCTGAGAGATTAGCAGATGCTTTTTATAAGAATGAGACTGCAAGATCTTATATAACGAATTGTAATTTTGAGCATCCTGCTATTGGATTAGTAAAAGGGTACCCTTTCAGAGGAAAAGCAGATGTATTATGTAAGGATATGATCGTAGATTTAAAAACGACTATTGACATAAAAAGTTTTAAATACAGTGCTTATAAAAATTCATACGATATGCAATGCTATCTTTATTGCCAGTTATTTGGAATGACATATGATCAATTCAAGTTTATAGCTATTGACAAGAAGAGTTTAGATATAGGTGTATATCATTGCTCAGAGGAGTTTTATCTATCAGGAGAGCAAAAGGTAGAGGCCGCTATTAAAACATATGAGGCTTTCTTTGTGGATGGATTAGATATAGACGATTATTATTTAGAGGGTACATTATGAGATTTATACCTTACACACCTAAAGACAGTTTAAATGATTGGATCAAAGAGGTTAAAAAAAGAAAACCTAAAAGGAAACAATTTAGCAGTAAGATTCACAAAAATTTAAAAAAGTAAATGGGTATTAAATACATACCAATACCTGAGAAAGTATTAATAAATGCTAACCATAAGACAGGTAAGATAAAGAATAGTAAATTATACAATCCTACTCAGAAAGAACATAAAAGATTATTAAGAAAGGATATATTAAAACAATTAACAAATAAAGAAGCAAGACGTAGGGTTAGAAATATGACCTACGAGGAATTAATTAAATTGAGTAAAAGATTATGAAAGTAAAAGAGGCGGATCAGATTGCAAACAAAGTAAAAGAATTATCAGGATTAGATATATTTAAGAACACAAGAAAACAGGAGTATGTAGATGCTCGCTCCTTAGTAGTATTTTTGTTGTATCATACAAAGAAATTCAGACTATCTGATATAGAGAGATATTTTAAGAGTAGAGGCAAAAATTATGATCACTGCACTGCATTATATGCAAAGGATAATTTTAACAATTATAGAAAGTTCAATAAGGATCTAGATAAATGGTTAAATGTATTGACGAATAAGAAAGCTGATATAATAGAAAAACAAAATATGATTATTGAGGACATTAAAGCATTAAGAGAACCTTTCCTTTCAGAAGTGAGTAAGATAGTAAAAGAGAATTACGACAAACAAATAAAAGAATATGAGAAATAAGTGTAGCGTTTGCGGAGAGGACAATCCAAAAGACAATTTTATATGTGAAAACCCAGATTGTGGTGTACCTTTAGACCTAAGAATTGAGATAAACGAATTTGGTTTACCTGAGATAATAAGTACAAATAAATTTTAATACGTTATATATGCAGATTAGCAAGGTAAAAATAGGAGATATAAAAGTAAATACAGAAAATCCTAGATCTATAAAAGAAAGTAAATTCAACAAGCTAGTTAAAAGTATAAAGGAATTTCCTGAGATGCTAGAGATTAGACCTATCGTAGTAAATGAGGATAATGTAATACTTGGAGGTAATATGAGATACAAGGCTTGTCAGCAAGCAGGCCTAGAGGAGGTATATATAATAAAAGCAAAAGATCTTACTGAGGAACAACAAAAGGAGTTTCTTATTAAAGACAATTCAGGTTTTGGAGAGTGGGATTGGGATGTACTAGCTAATGAATGGGAACATCAACAGTTAAATGATTGGGGAGTAGATTTGCCGGCACTTAATAGTTTAAATGATGATCAATATACAACGAAAATAGATAGTCCAATATATGAGACTAAAATAGTAAAGCCAAAAGAAAACGAACTTTATGATATTAATAAATATAATGATCTTATAAACGATATTAATAAGTCAAACATAAGTGATGATATAAAAGAGTTTTTGAGACTTGCAGCAACAAGACATATAAAATTTAATTACTCTAAAATAGCAGACTATTATGCTTATAGTGATAAAGAGAGCCAATGCTTAATAGAGGATTCAGCACTTGTTATTATTGATTATGATAAAGCAATAGAGAAAGGATTTGTAAATGTTTACAATACAATAGAAAATTTATCAGAAATAGATGGATAATTTTGTAGTTTTTATATTATCTCACGGCAGGGCTAACAATGTACATACGTTTAAGACTTTAAAAAAACACGGCTACACAGGAAAAATAATTATAGTGATTGATAATGAGGATAAAACGTCCGATGATTATTATAAGAATTTTGACAATGTAGAAATGTTTAATAAAGAAAAAATATCTAAAACATTTGATGAGGCAGATAATTTTGGAGATAGGAGGGCAATAGTCTATGCAAGAAATGCGTGTTTTGAAATAGCAAAGGAAAAAGGCTACGAGTACTTCATACAAATGGATGATGACTATACCGGATTTAACTATCGTATATATAATGAGAATAACACAAAGCCTAAGACAATTAAAAACTTAGATAGTGTATTCTTAGCTTTATTGGATTTCTATAAAAACACACCTTTCGCTACTATATCTATGGCCCAGGGAGGTGATTTTATAGGAGGTAAAAACAATAGAATGGCACAAAGGCCTACTATATATCGAAAATGTATGAATAGTTTTATATGTAGTACTAAGAGACCATTTAAATTTATAGGGAGAATTAATGAGGATGTAAATACATATACACACGAACAGAGTAAAGGTTTATTAATGGGAACAATACCAATGGTATCTCTAACTCAAAAGACTACTCAAAAGAATAAGGGAGGTATGACAGATATTTATTTAGATAATGGAACGTATGTGAAGTCTTTTTATACTGTTATATTCTCACCATCGTGTTGTATAATTAAACCTATGGGAGATACTAATAAGAGGTTGCATCATTCTATAAATTGGGAAAATGCAGTACCTAAGATTATAAGAGAAACATTAAAAAAATGAACAAAACCGAACACATTAAAAAGGATGCTATAATTCAAGCACTAGAAAAAAGTCTAGGAGTTGTAACGACTGCCTGTAAACAAGTGGGAATAGGTCGCACTACGTTTTATGAGTGGCTAAATAATGACCCTGAATTTGCTAAGCAGGTAGAAGAGATACAGAATGTGGCTTTAGATTTTGCAGAGAGCCAATTACATAAACAAATAGGAGATGGGAGTACCTCAGCAACAATATTCTATTTAAAGACTAAAGGAAAAAAGAGAGGCTATATAGAGAGACAAGAGATAACAGGTGCGGAGGGTGAGAGATTGTTTCAAGTCAAAATTATAGATGAGGGAAGTTACGACGAATAAAGTATTTAAACACTTAGCAAGATCTGATAAAAAGATAATAGTAGAACAAGGAGGAACTAGATCAGGGAAAACCTATAACATACTATTATGGATTATATTTGATTATTGCAATAGATGTACTGATAAAACTATTACTATATGCAGAAAGACATTCCCTGCCGTTAGAGGAACGGTTATGAGGGATTTTTTTGATATTATTAAAGGATATGGTATTTATAATGAGATGTATCATAGCAAGAGTGCTAACGAGTATTATCTGAATGGCAATAGAATTGAATTTATCAGCCTAGATGAACCTCAAAAGATTAGAGGTAGGAAAAGAGATCTATTGTTTATTAATGAAGCTAACGAACTTAATTTTGAGGATTGGCAGCAGTTAATATTCAGGACTACTGAGAAAGTAATACTAGATTATAACCCATCTGATGAGTTCCATTGGATATATGACCAAGTACTAACAAGAAAGGATGTAGAATTTCACCAAACAACATATAGAGACAATCCGTTTCTGAGTGATGTAATAAAGGAAGAGATTGAGAGATTAAAAGATATTGACGAGAACTATTGGAAAGTTTACGGACTAGGAGAGAGAGGACAGTCTAGGAGTTTAATATATAACTTTCAAACTATTAAAGAGGTCCCTCAGGAGGCTAAGAGAATATCATACGGATTAGATTTTGGATTTACTAACGACCCTACGAGTTTAGTGGAGACATTTACGATGGGAGATAATATGTACGTAAAAGAGCATATATATCGTACAGGAATGACTAATCAAGATATAGCAAATGAATTTAAGAGGTTAGGCCTTGACAGAAGAGATGAGATATTCGCTGATAGTGCAGAACCGAAATCAATAGAGGAGATACATCGAATGGGATGGAATATAAAGCCCACTTTTAAAGGATCTATTAATATCGGTATTGATATGATTAGGAGGTATAAATTATTCGTTACAGAGGATAGTATTAATACAATCAAAGAGTTGAGAAACTATAAATACATAGAGGACAAGAATGGTCAGCTTACTAACAAACCAATAGATGCTTATAATCACGCTCTAGATAGTTTGAGATATTCAATAGTAAACAAACTTACAAAACCTAACTATGGTAAGTACGCTATAAGATAGATATGGCTGAACTAGATGATAGATAAAAAAATAATTAAAAAAAATTATTAAATAATTTGCATAACTTAAATAAGCGTTTTATATTTGTTAAAGAATTAAAACAAAAACATTATGAATTTCGATATTTTTGGTTACAGCAAAGACTTTTATTTAAATGGTAAATACATTGGTAATATTGTTTTACAAGAACAAGATAGAGATGTAATGGGTTACCAAGGTAGAACTACTGAGATCTTAGAACAAGATACCTTACTTAAAAAGAAAGTCTATAAAGCAGGTACAGAAGTTACAACAGAATTGGTAATGCTTTGTGGTAGAAAAAAGACAATTTAAAATAAGATTAAGATATGGAGAGAGAATTTAATATTACAGAGATAGTTACACTAGGGATGCCTGATAAGAAAGGTAATTTTTATCTAGAAGTTAGAGCAGAGAATCTAGAAGAGGGAGAGGATGAGGTTCTTTTTTTAGAAATGGACTTCGCTATGTTTTATAATTGGTTTGATGAGGAGACTTTATATCGTATGAAAAGAGCATATGTTATAAATTATCTAAAAATTGAAATTTAATTACTAAAATATTTTCATAAGTAAAATATGTTTTTTAGATTTACATATCATTAATTATTAAAGACAGATAAAATGTTAAAAGAAAACACAACACAATTTACAATAGCAGATGTAGAATTAGCTGTATCTTACTATTTTCAAGAGGGTTATAAAGGAAATTATTTTGAGCCTAACGAACCTGATCAGGTTGATATATTAAAAATAACATTATGGACTTCTGATATAGATATTACAGATCTACTTTCAGACTATGTTTTGAATAGACTTGAAGACGAAATTATTACTCATCAAATAAATAAAAGTTAATTATGAGAGATTGGATTAAAAAAGACCCTGAGAATATATACTATTTAATTAGTTTTTACTCAGTGATAGGTATAGCATTAATATTTTTTAACGCAATAACAGGATGGTTGAATTAGTATGTTTTTATAGTTAGTAAGAAGAGGCACTCAGAGATGGGTGCTTTTTTTTTGTATATTTACTAAAATACATCAAAAATTACGTTATATATATAATACCAAGCATATGAAACTAGAAATAACCATACCCAATACATTATCAGAGATAACATTAGAGCAATACCAAAAGTATTTAAAGATCTCAGAAGAGGTTACAGATGAGAAATTCCTGGCCTCTAAAATGATTGAGATATTCTGCAATGTTACTTTAGCAGATACTATGAAAATGAAGTTTTCAGATGTGAATGCGATATGTGAGATCCTGATAGGTATGTTTAATGAGAAACCTAATCTAAGGAGACATTTTAAAATTAATGGAGTAGAGTATGGATTTATACCAAAACTCGATGACATTAGCTTAGGTGAGTATGTAGATCTAGATGCGTTCTTAGGAGATTGGGAAAATATGCACAGAGCAATGGCCGTTCTATATAGACCTATTGATCAGAAGTACGGAGAGAAATACTCAATTAAAGAGTATGAAGCAGGAGATGGAGAGACATTAAAAGATATGCCTTTAGATGCAGTAATTAGTTCTATACTTTTTTTTTACCATTTAGGGATCGACTTATCGCAAGCTATGATGAGTTATTTGCAGGAGAATCAGGAGAGCAATTTAGTGCAATATCTCAGTTCGGAGCAAAATGGGGTTGGTATCAATCAATTTACGCACTCGCTCAGGGCGATATTAGACGATTTGAGAATATCACTAAATTAAATGTCCACGAGTGTTTTATGATGTTAGCATTTGAAAAGGAGAAAAACGAATTAGAATCTAGAAAGATTAAAAACAAACTATAATGAGCAATACAGGAATAAGAGGGTTTTATTTACTTACTCAAAAGATAAAGGACACTTTGTTATCTGATCTAAACGTTAATACAGTTACGACAGGAGATATTACAGAGGTGGATCTTAATAAGCAGACTATATTCCCTTTGTCTCATATGATTGTAAATAATGTAACATCCTCAGAGAATACACTAGGATTTAATATAAGTATTCTAGCAATGGATATTGTAGATCAATCAAAGGATGTAGTTACAGATATATTCTTAGGGAATGATAATGAGCAGGATGTATTGAATACTCAATTAGCAGTTTTAAATAAGTTAGTACAGAAACTAAGAATTGGTCAATTACATAGAGACTTATATCAGGTCTTAGGAGATGTTACTCTAGAGCCTTTTATGGATAGATTTGAGAATCAGGTTGCAGGATGGACCGCTACGTTTGATGTAATAATTCAAAATGATATTAATGTCTGCTAAATTACAAAAGACAAAGGAAAGCCTTAACAAGTTCGCTAAGTACGTTATTCAGCAATCTAGGACTAATCTATCAAAAAGCAAAAAGAATGTCTCTAGCGATCTCTATGGAAGTCTAGGGTACGATTTACAGGTTAATCCTAACTCATTTTCTCTAGAGTTCTATATGGCAGACTATGGTCAGTTTGTTGATCAGGGGGTATCAGGAATAAAAAAGAAATATAATACACCTTTTAGTTACACAAATAAAAAACCACCTATGCAACCTTTAGCAGATTGGGCTAAGGCCAGGAGGATTAGACTAAGAGATGAGAAAGGGAGATATAAGAAAGGTAATTATAGAACAATAGGCTTTATATTACAGAAGAGTATATATGAGAAAGGAATTAAACCATCATTATTCTTTACTAAGCCATTTGAGAAAGCATTTGAGAATTTACCTGATGATTTAATAAAAAGATTTGGATTAGATATTGACGATTTACTAGATTTTACAACATAGAAAAATGAGAAAAATAAACGTACGAAGCCCATTTTACATATCAGGAGACCAAGAAATTGAGCCAGTTATATTACCTGACCCATATTTTTATCATACTGCTACTGAGTGCGGAGGATCTACAACAGTAAGTATTAGAAGTACAACCGAACTAACAAACGGACAGGGAATAAAGGTAAACGGATATGGAGACACCTGTTTTGAGGTTACAGGAACATTAACTGATACCAATGAAACAGATGTTACTTTTATTTACGATACCTGCGATAAATGTAATGGAGTACCTGATTATATTTATTATTCAGCAGAATTATGTTCAGGAGGCTCTCCAATAGATGTAAGGTCCATAGATACACTAGAGATTGGTCAAGTTATAAAAGCAGAAAATTATTCAGCAGATTGCTATACTATAACAGGAAGCGGAAGCAGTAATACAAATACAGTAGTTACTTTATTTAATAATTGCGACCATTGTGCTACAGGAATAGATTATAAATACTATGACGCAAATAGCTGTGATGGAACTTCTAGCGTTGTTGTAAGATATGAGGGAACATTGCCGTCAAGTTTACCTGTAATTAATGTAAGTGGTCAAGGAGATAAATGCTTTGTTTTAGATGGAGAAACTGAAGAGACAAGCACCAATGATATAACTTCATTTTACCAAAGCTGTTCATCTTGCACACCTATTGACCCTTATACTTATTATACGGCTACTGAATGTGGAGGAAGTGCAACAGTAGATTTCAAATCAAAAATAACTTTAGCAATAGGTAGCTCAGTTACTTTAGATGGTTATGGCACTACCTGCTATCAAGTTACAAGTGTGGGTTCTGTTAGTGGTATTGATTGGACAAACATATATACAGATTGTACGGCTTGTGCAAATGCAAATGATCCTTATAATTATTTTTATGCTCAAAAATGTGACGGAACAGGGGCGGTTATAAAAATAGCTTCTATAAACACGTTGGCTTATATGCAACCAAGATTGTGGAAAGCAAGCGGGCAAGACGATACTTGTTTTAGTATATTATCACAAACAACAAGTGGTGGTACTGTTTACAATGCCACAGAAGTTTGTCCTACTTGTCCAAGTGATGACCCATATAAATATTGGAAAGCTACTATTTGCGGTGGTACTACTGTTACTTACTTTAGGTCTGAAGTAGATATGACTAACAAGGTTGTTAAATTCTCAGGAGACGATAATTGCTATACAGTAAACAATGAAGTATTTACAACTAACACTAAGGATTGGTCTGAGGTGTTTAGTGATTGTGCAACTTGTGAGGCTTCAACTGTACAAGGTCAATTAAAAGATGTTAATTTACTTACTTTTTATGAAAACAATTATTTAGTAGGTAAAACAGTGAGCCAATTAGACACAGAATTTAAGTGTTTACCTTGTGCAAATGCGGTACAATATAATACTGTAAAAGCATTAACAGTACCAATGGCAGTAGGTCACCAAGTGTATAATGCTAACGGAACAAAAAACACTTCTTTAAATGGTCATTACGCTTCAATAAGTACGGCAACAAATGCTTTAACTTCTGTTTGTAAAGATGGTGCGGTTGTGTTTCCTTTAATATACTCTTTTAGTAATGGTGTTGTAACATACGTTAAAACAGGAACAGTAAATGAATGTTATAAACTACCAACAACTTCAGAACAAGTTTCATTGAGTTGTGGAGGTACACATATTCAAGGAGCAGATGCTGGGCGAAAAACATATAATGTGTATTCAAGTGGAGTTGGTGATTTTACAATAACAGTAAGCGGTGACGATGTGCCTTGTAAATTTGTTTTAAAATGGAATGGAACAGAACAAGTTGATACAGGCTATATTGGTTCAAACGAATATGATGCACAATTATTAGCAGCTGGTGTAAGTGGTGGCGATATAAATACAGGAGCAACCTCAACAAAGAACGCTACATTAACTTTTGACAAAACATTAGCATACCCTAACCTTGTACAGTTAGAAGTTTACAGTCCATTATTAAATGACGAATATACTGTAACGGTAACAGAGTGTCCGCCATTGGAAGACTCTACATTTGAACCTAACAGTTATGTTATATTGCAGGGGTATTTTGAAAGTAGAAATGCTGATTTTGGAGAAGTTTACAACTCTTTTAGAGAAATAGAACAAACTATAAATGTTTATAACGATGGCAGTTTGACCGAGTGTATGCAATCCTTTTATAATGGCAGGGCATTTACTTATGTAGGTGGTGGAACTATTGCGGTTGCAAGTAAAAATAAATGGTTAGAATTTTTGTGTGCAAGAACAGATTATTATGCAACTTCAGTTAGGCATTTCTTTATTGATAGTTCCGGTACTTCTTATAACAATTTATCAACTTCTACTGAAATTAGAAATTGGGAGGCAGGAATTGCTAATTTTAGATATGATTTATCACAACAAGACTTGACAAAATTATATATAATTATATATGTTGTTGATCCAAGCCAAACATTTGAAGACAGAATAAGGAGATATAATTATCTTTTAGGGTTATTAAATAAATTACAAACAGAAGGCGGAGCAACAGGCTTAAAAGATGTGTTTGATGCAGGTAGGTTAAAAATAGTTTATAACATAGAAAGGGATAGACCTGTTACTTATTATAGAGACTTAATGGCAGAACAAATGAACGCATTAAATGTTGGTTTAAATTTAAGCTGCGGATAAAATAAAGATATGGCAACAATACAAAGTGCAACATTAAAACTGTGGATATATTCGGGGAAGTTTGGAAGCAAAGATCCTGAAAATCCTACATATACATTGCAAAAAGATAAGCTACCAAGCGAAAGAGGAATTACCTTTGACATTGCAGAACTTGTAAAAGATTATATTGAAATAAGATTTACAGGAGATTATTCAACTATTCAGCAAAGTGCATTCGTAGAATACGAATTAACAAGGGTATTTGACGACCTTAGCGAAAGCACATTAATTGGTGACTTTGTAGCGTATAACGGTTACGGTGATTTTGAGGAGGGAGTAAACCCTGAACTTAACCCTGTATTATTACAAAGCAATACGACTATTTACGTTCCTGTTGGTGAATTACCAAGAGTGCCAATATTAAGGTCTACAAATGGGGCGGCATTGGTTGAGTATTACACGCAAGGGGTTTTGGTTAATACTGAAACGCAAGGAATGGTTATTGAATATATAACCGCTGACATAGACAATTACACGGCAGACACCGAATTATTAAATGCTGATGTTAGTATTTTAACAACTGCAATAGGTACAGGAATTGCTGAATATGAGGGTGCAGACAAAATGATTATTGTAGCAACAAACGGCACAACAACAACCGTTAATGTTAATTATATATGCGAGCCTAAATTCACACCTTACAAGGTTACTTTCTTAAATAAATTTGGAGTATTGCAAGACCTATGGTTTTTTAAGAAACGAACAGACAATTTAAACGTAACAAAAGAAAGCTATAAACGTAACACAATAGATATAGGAGAGAATGATGTTTCTTATTCTCGTTACAAATCTACAAAGGAACTTTATAACATAAATTCTGATAGGTCATTTACAATGAATACAGGTTTTGTTATTGAGGAGTTTAACGAGGTAATTAGGCAGCTTCTATTGACTGAGAATGCGTGGATAAGTGAAAACAATGAAGTTTACCCAATAGTGCCTAAAACAAGTTCTCTAGACTATAAAACAGCAGTAAATGACAAGCTGATTAACTTTACAGTAGAATTTGAATACGCTTATAACGACACAAACAACATCCGTTAATGAATACACTACAATTATATGTAAATGATGAGAGGGTAGAATTGTATTCAGATGAGACTATTAACGTAACATCCTCAATACAAAATGCTAAAGATATAAGTAAGATATTTACTGACTTTAGTAAGGACTTTACTATTCCTGCTACTGCTCAAAATAATAAGATATTTAAACACTATTATAACTATGATATTGTAGATGGATTTGATGCAAGAATAAGGCAAGATGCTTTACTACAAATAAACCACTCAACCTTTAGAAAGGGAAAACTTAGTTTAATGGGTGTTAATATGAAAAATAACAACCCTAGTTCTTATAAGGTTGTTTTTTATGGTAGTACTGTTACGCTTCCTGATTTGTTCGGTGACGATGTATTACCTGATATTTTAGAATTAAACGATTATAGCCACGAATATAGTCCTCAGCAAGTTAAATTAGGATTAGAAACAAGCCTACTTAATGGAAACATTATTTACCCTTTATTAACGCATAGCAAAAGGCTTTATTATAATAGTACTATATATGATCCGACTATTGAGTTAGTAGATACTAAAAAAGTAACAGGAACAGGGAGGCCTGGCAATAAAATATCTGCATATTATACAGGGGTATTTATTGGTAGTACTATTGTAGATATTCAAGGATATTATACAATAGATTTTATTGTAGAAGTTCCTGATGCTAATTTGGTTGAAGTTAAAAGTTTTGGGCAAGATGGAAATTTAAGCTACAATACAGAACAACCTGAACAGGGGCTTGAATACACAGATTTAAAACCTGCTTTAAAAATTAATAAAATAGTAGATGCTATTGAACGTAAGTATGGTATAACATTTAGCAGTACTTTCTTTGAAAGCAATTTCTTTGACAGATTGTTTATGTGGCTTCATAGAAAAAAAGGATCGTTAAGGGTAGCAGATGGTGAAACATTTACAGACGATATAAAAAACTTTGTGACAAGTGCAGAAAGCTATGTTGGTGTAAATTTAATGGAAGATGGTCAAACATTAAAATTCAGCACATTTTGGTTAGGTTATTTTGGTAATACAATAGAAGCTACTTTTAATTTAATACCTGAATCTGACAGGACTTACTCTTTAAAAATATACGACAAAAACGAATTAATAAAAGAACTTAAAGATTTTTCAGGAGAATATACAGAAACCTTTACTTATACAGGAGTAGAAGATACTCATAGTATTACAGTGCAAATTGAAACATCTAATGGACTAACTAATTACGATGCAAAATGGAGCGTAAGAGAAACCACGCCAAGTAGAGGTGGAGGCAATTTAACTGACCGCACATATATTTATATAGCTGAAAATCAAACATTATTGTCAAGGTTAAACATAACAGAAAATATACCTGATATGAAAGTGTTAGATTTTATGACTAACATTTTTAAGATGTTTAATTTAACAAGCTATGTAAAAGACGATGGCAGTATTTATGTAGAAACTTTAGATACCTTTTATAGTCAGTATAAAATACACGATATTACTAATTACGTATTCACAGACGAATCAACAATCAATAGAGCATTACCATATAACAAAATAAAATTAGAGTTCCCAGAACCTAAAACTTTTATAGCTGAAAAGACCAATCAGATAACGGGTAGAAAAACAAGATTTGGAAACTTAATATATGACGGTGGGGAAAAATTTGATGGTACAGAATACACTTTAAAAGTGGACTTTGAAAAAATGGTTTACGAAAGGTTGTCTGATAGTTCAGAGTTTACAAATATAGCCTATGGATGGTTTGCAAAATATAATGGCGACTCTAGTAATGATATAAGTAATGCATCTCCTGAGATAGGAAAGCCTTTAATATTCTTTAATGTAAAGACAGTTACAAGTCAGCATCCGATTAGTTGGATTAGCGGAAATCATAGTAGTATTAATACATATAATAGACCTAGTAATGTTAGCAACCCTGATAGTGAGCATCAAATAGATAAGTCGTTTACTATAAACTTTGGAACAGAGATAGACGAATTTGTTTTAAGTAGTAATAGCAATTCAATATACGATACTTTTTATAGGTCCTATATAGAAAGGGTTTTTAATCCAAAAGGCAGGATGTTTACGTTTAGGGCTAAATTACCTCAAAGGGTTTTATTGAATTATGAATTAAATGATGTGTTTATTATTAATGGCAGACAGTATGTTATTAATTCAATAGACACCGATTTAATGACTGGAATAAGCAGCTTGCAGTTAATAAATAAACTAAGTGAGAGCGTTGCAACAAATTTAGGCAATGGAGGTTTAACTTCTAACGATGAATTATTTGATAATCTAAATTTAATAAGCTAATGCTAGAAAGTATTTTTAACATATTAGGAAGAGTAAAAGGAGATACTGATAATATCAGGATTGCTCAGGGAAAATACTATTTACCTAAGAACATAAAGGGAGCATTTAATCAAATAAAAACAGAGATAAGATGGCAGAGAAAAGAGTAGTCATATTAGACGTACAAACAGGTCAGGCTCAAAGGAATGTACAAGATCTAAACAAAGATTTAAAGACTACATCTAGCAATTTAGATGGTGTTACTTCTGCTGCAGATCAGGCAACAGGTGGTGCTATAACTAAATTTAAAGGACTTATAAGTACTGTAAAAGGTGTAACAACAGGTTTTAAGACCCTGAGAGGTGCTATCATAGCAACAGGAATAGGTGCTTTAGTAATAGGTGTAACATCTCTCGTAGCTGCATTTAATTCAAGTGAAGAGGGGCAAAATAAGTTCGCAAAGATACTAGGGGTAATTGGTGCTTTAACAGGCAACCTTGTAGATTTACTAGCAGACTTAGGAGAAAAATTAATATGGGCATTTGAGAATCCTAAACAAGCCTTAAAAGACTTTGGTAATTTAATCAAAGAGAATATATCAAATAGATTTGAGGGTCTTACTGAATTAATACCTCAGTTAGGAAAGGCTATAAATTTATTATTTAAAGGAGAATTTTCAGAAGCAGGTAAGGTTGCAGGAAATGCCGTTGCAAAAGTTGCTCTAGGAGTTGATAATCTAAGCGGTAAAATAGAGACTGCAATAGAAAAAACAAAAGAATTTATTGCAGAGAATGTAAAAGAGGCACAGGCAGCAGCTAAGGTTGCTGATATGAGGGCTAAAGCAGATAAGATAGAGAGAGATTTAATAGTTAAAAGATCTAAGCTAGAATCTGAGGTGGCCTTACTTAGATTAAAAGCTAGACAAGAGGATCAATTTAGTGCTGAGGAGAGAAAGCAGGCTTTATTAGATGCACAGGAATTAGAGGATCAATTACTAGACGATCAGACTAAGTACTTAGAATTGAGAAGAGATGCTCAGATTTTAGAGAATACATTTAGTAGAACAAACAAAGAGAATCTAACCTTAGAGGCAGAAGCGGTTGCTGCAGTAAACAATCAAATTGCTGCGAGGGCAAATGTAGCAAGACAATTACAGAGAGAATTAAACACAATACAAGGACAAGTAGATGCAGCAGAGAAAGCAAAGCAAGATGAACAAGATGCAAAAGATAAAGCCGCACAAGATAAAGAAATTGCAGACGCTAAAGCACTAGCTGATCTTAAAAATCAAATAAGAGAAGCAGAGGCAGTAAGTGAGGACGAAAAGAGAGCCTTAGAGATTATTAAAGTAACAGAGCATTATGATAAATTAATTCAATTAGCAAAAGATGCAGGTCTATCAGTTATTAATTTAGAGAAATCAAAAACAGATGCTTTAAATAAAATAACAGATAAAAAAAATGAAAACGAGATAGCTTGGGCAGAAATGACTGAGCAGAAAAAAGCAGAGATCTCGACAGATGGTTTTAATAATCTATCTAAAATATTAGGAGAGCAAAGTGCGGCAGGTAAAGCAGCGGCTATTGCATCTGCGACTATTAGTACATATCAATCTGCAACAGACTCTTATAAGTCGCTAGCAGGAATACCAATAATAGGACCAGCGTTAGGTTTTGCAGCAGCAGGGGCAGCTATTGCAGCAGGTGTCGCAAATGTAAAAAGAATATCCTCAACAAAAGTACCAGGAGGTATAAGTGTGAGTAGTCCAAATATATCCGGAGTAAGAGGATCTGCACCTGTTACATCACAAGCCCCTCAATTTAATGTAGTAGGAACCTCAGGCACTAATCAATTAGCTGAGACTATTCAAGGTAAAAGCAATGAACCTTTAAAGGCCTACGTTGTTTCTAGTGATGTTACCTCTGCTCAGAGCCTAGAGAGAAATATTGTATCAGGTGCTTCAATTTAAAATACAAAATTTAAAGTTTTATACGTTATATTAATATGAGCAATTTTAAGATTATCGAACTCATTTTGGATGAGGACCAGGAAATGACAGGAGTTGAGGCTATCTCAGTAGTGGAAAACCCTGCAATAGAGGAGGATTTTGTAGCTTTAAAGAGTGAAGAGATCAAACTCGCTGAGGTTAATAAAGAGAAACGTATTTTAATGGGTGCTTTATTAATTCCAAACAAGCCCATATATCGCAGATCAGGTGAGGATGAGTATTATATATATTTTTCCAAAGAAACTGTCGCAAAAGCGTCTCAAATGTACTTAGTGAATGGAAATCAAAACAATTCTACTATGGAACATCAATATGATCTAAAAGGATTATCACTTGTTGAGAGTTGGCTAGTAGAGGATGAGGTACACGATAAGAGTAGAAAGTATGGAATGAATGTACCCTTAGGTACTTGGATGGGAGCAGTAAAAGTGAATAACGAGGAGGTCTGGAATGATTATGTAAAAACAGGAAAGGTCAAAGGGTTTTCTATCGAGGGTTACTTTGCTGATAAAATGGAGAGGCCTAAGGAATCGGTTGCAATGTCTCAGGAAGAGCAAGAGGCTAAGTTAATTATAGACAAATTAAAAGATCTATTTGGAAGAGTAGAGTTTGAAAGTTATAATGACTATCCTAAGGCCGCAAGTAATAATGCAAAAAGAGCCTTGAAATGGGCAGAAAAAAATGGATGGGGAACTTGTGGAGAGGCTACAGGAAAAGCTAGAGCAAATCAATTAGCAAACGGAGAGAATATAACAAGAGATACTATTGCTAGAATGGCATCTTTTAAGAGACACCAACAAAATAAAGATGTTCCTTACTCAGAGGGATGTGGTGGCCTTATGTGGGATGCTTGGGGAGGAGATGCAGGTATTAATTGGGCAAGTAGAAAATTAAAAGAAATCGATGGCTAGGAATACATCATATAAAGTACAGGTAGATGTAGATACTGATCAGATCAGAAATAGCTACAATATTGAAGAGGGGGCATTCGTGACTACTGAATCGGGAGTATGGACTGTATATAATGGAGAGTGGATTAAATTATATCCTCAATCAGCAGCAAGTTCAGGTTTAGGATGGGCAAGATATGACGATGACCAATATACATCAGATAGTAAATTATTATTAGCAGATGGTGTAGAAACAACACTTACAAACAATGGCGAAGTAGTTATAAAAAGTGATCCAGGAATAAATTACTATGATACTGTAACAAACAAACTATTGGCTACTACACCAAAAGATGTTTACATTATGACTGTGGTTTTTAACTATTCAGCAGCCAATGCTAATCAAACATATATGCACTTAAACTTAGAAAATGCAGGTGCTACTCCATATGAAAGGTTAAAGCAAGATATTATATTCCCTAAGGGTAACGATGTTACTCACGAATACCACGGAGTATTCCAATATTATGTAGATCAAGATTTTGTGGACAATGGTTCAAGTTGGAAAGTTACTGCCGATGGAGGTACTGCTAAGATATGGGATATTATATTCTTTATACAAAAAACACAAAGCTATGCTTAAAGATGACAAGACACCGAGTTACACAAGTCCTAAAGGAAGTTCTAGAGCGTGTTACTGTAAAGAGACCAATACTTACTCTAGAGATTGTTGCGATGGATCACTATGGGCTCAGGGAATTGGCAGTATTTACAGAAAAAGTTAATACGAAAATGCAAAATAATAATTATTAACCGTTATATAAATATGAAAAATCCATTAGAAATGCTAAAAGAAATCAAAAGCGTACTAGGGATTGAGTTATCAGAGGACGTACAAGATACTGTACAGGAAATCAAATTAGCTCAAATGACCCTAGAGAATGGTACTATTATCGAAGCAGAAGAGTTTACTCCTGAAGCTGAAGTATTTATCGTAACAGAAGAGGACAGAATTGCCTTGCCTGTGGGTGAATATTCTTTAGAGGATGGAATGATCTTAGTTGTGGAAGCTGAGGGTATCATTAAAGAGATCAAAGAAATGGAGGCTCCTATGGAAGAGGAAGCACCAGAAGTAGAGGTAGAAGTTGAAGCGGAAGCTGAGGTATCTCAACCTAAAAAAGTAATTGAATCAGTAAGTAAAGAAACTTTCTTTAGTGAAATTGAGAAATTACAGAATGAGATCGCCGAGTTAAAAACTCAATTATCTACTCAGAAAGAAGTTGAGGAACAAGTAAAAGAGGAACTATCCTCTCAGCCTGCTGCTCAACCTTTAAAGCATAGTCCTGAAGCAGGAAGTGAGACCAAGAAAATGGTATTAGGAAAAAACAGACCAATGTCCACAAGGGACACAGTATTCGCAAGAATTGCAAACATTAAAAAATAAATAAACAAAACATTTAAAAAATGGCTACAACTACTGACATTACAACTACATATGCTGGTGAATTTTCGAGAGAATATATCGCTGCAGCATTATTATCAGGTGCTACTCTTAACAATGGAGGTATCACTGTTAAACCAAACGTTAAGTACAAAGAAGTTATCAAAAAGATGGCGACTGACGCTAACGTAATTAAAGACGGATCCTGTGATTTTACAGATACTGCTGAAGTAACATTAACTGAGAGAATTTTACAACCTGAGGAGTTCCAAGTGAACCTAGAATTATGTAAAAAAGACTTCAGATCAGATTGGGAAGCCGTACAAATGGGTGTATCTGCATTTGATAGCTTACCTCCTGCTTTCTCTGATTTCTTAGTTGCACACGTTGCAGGATTAGTTGCTGAGAAAACCGAGCAAAACATTTGGAAAGGTGTAAATTCTAATGCAGGTGAATTTGACGGATTAGTAACAAAAGCTACTGCAGATGCTACTGTAATTGATGTTACAGGAACTACTGTTACAGCTGCTAATGTTATTGATGAATTAGGTAAAATCGTCGATGCTATTCCATCTGCTCTTTACGGAAAAGAGGATTTATATATCTATGTATCTCAAAACATCGCTAGAGCATACGTTCGTGCTTTAGGAGGATTTGGTGCTTCAGGATTAGGAGCAAATGGTGTAAACGCTGAGGGAACTCAATGGTGGAATAACGGAGCATTATCTTTTGATGGTGTTAAATTATTCGTAGCAAACGGATTGGCTGACAATACTGCAATGGCCGCTGAGAAGTCTAACTTATTTTTCGGTACAGGCTTACTTTCTGATCACAACGAGGTAAAAGTTCTAGATATGGGAGATCTTGACGGATCTCAAAACGTAAGAGTAATAATGCGTTTTACAGCAGGTGTAGAATACGGAATCGGAAGCGATATCGTGCTTTACTCTTAATAAGTTAAAATAAATAAAATAAGGGGTAGGTAAGTCCATAAAAGACCTGCCTGCCCTTTTTTAATTAATCTAAAAAACCTTAAAAATATGGCTTGTTCAATAGCAAAAGGGAGAGTATTGCCTTGTAAGAGTGCCGTAGGTGGACTTAAAAACATCTACTTCTCAAATTACGACGCAGATATTGCTGCCTTAACACCGACTGCAGGGGTTATTACCTTTGACGATAGCGAAACGTTCTACAAATATGAGATAAAAGGAAATTCTAGTTTAGAGACTGCTATTAACTCATCTCGTGAGAATGGAACTACTTTCTACGAATCTACTTTAAGTGCGACTTTCACTTTCTTAGATAGTGCAACTCAGGAAGAGATTAAATTATTAGCTGCAGGAAGACCTCAGGTAGTAATTGAGGATAACAATGGAAACTTTTTCTTAGTAGGTAAGGACCACGGTGCAGAAGTTTCAGGAGGTACGATAGTTACCGGTGCTGCAATGGGAGATCTATCAGGATTTACCTTAACATTAACTGCTCAGGAGACTGCACCGCCTTTCTTTTGTGATGCTCCTACTACAGGTGGAACTGACATTGATCCTACTGCTTAATTAGGATAATATCGTTCTATAAAATAGACCCTGCCATAATCGG